CCAATAGGTTCTCCCATTGGCATACCTCCACCACTCATTGCATTAAAATCTTCTGTGCTCATTTTACCCGGTTTTTGTTCTGAAAATATTACTAAATTATTTTGTACAGAAACCATTTTAGACATTTCATCTACGTCATCATCAGTTAGACCAATAATATTTTTAAGAACCCATAATTTAGGAATGTTTGGAAAACTATCCATAATAGAATTTGCCGTAGCTAATCGATTATTTAAATTTTCAATTCGAATATTATCTTCAACATTTTTAGGTTCTGGCAAAGTAATATTAACACATCCAATAAATTCAGGATGACCTGTTAAAATAAAACATGTATCAACTAAATCTTTTAGACCATTATTAATATCTCCTTGATATTTCTTTATTGTACGGCTAAATCTAATATCTTCAAGTGTTAACAAAGCTCTTGTACTAGCACCTTCTTCAGCGGCAAGATAAGCGGGTGGGATTCCTAAAGCCCCTAACAATTTCTTTTTAAAATATTCAGCATCATTAATATATGGTTGAACATCACCAGATTGTAGTGGTTCAGCTTTAATTAGAGGCATTCCGTTAATTGATGGAGACCAAATATCTTCTTCAAGAGTCATCATCTCTGGAATTGAATCTAATGTCGTTCCTGTTCCATTATCTGAATTAATTATTTTTTGTCTACGTACACGATTCATAATTCCATTGATAAGACCAGGAATTTGATCTTCAGGAGTTGAACCAACTTCTATAGTCCATACTGTTCTAAGAGGTGTTCTTGTCGCACGATATATTGATAGAGCCGCTTCAACTAATAATAATTGCTTGGCTATTGATCTTACCGGATCAAATATTGATGTACCATAAGGATAGTACATATTGTTATAATAAATTGGAAATCTTACGTAATGTCCGGGTGGTAAATATTTATATTTAGCACCATAATCTTTAAACAAATCTCCAATTATTTCTTCAATTTGATTTTTTATTAAATTAACTTCAAAAGTATTATTTGAATTCGCCATATATGTTTTATTGCTTATTACTGAAATAACTCGATCAGGAACGCTAATTGTCAATGAAGGATACGCCTGGGATAACATATCCAATAATTTAGATGAATCAGATTCTTGCTGAATAATTAGACCTAATTCAATATCAGTTTTTGCATCATATAAGATTGTACAATTCTTTGGGGTGTGGAGGATGTAACGAATACCTGATTTTGTTTTATCAACTTCAATAAAACAATCACCATATAATAATGTAGTATAAATTACTTGAGGTAAAAAATCATAAAAATTAGTTTTTTTCAATATAATTTGAATTAATTCTTTTGCTTTAACACTAATACTATTTTCTTTCTCAATATCAAATAAAATTTGGTTTTCTCTATCACCAACATTAGGTGCTAATATACTATCAACATAAATCTGGAGAGCCTGTGCAGCTTCAGGAATACGATATAATATCTGTTCGTATTCAGAATATCTGCCGGCCCGTCCCATTGATAGATCAAAAAATTTCTCAAATAACGTTTCTCCAAAAATACTACCAGAAGTGATTGATTGTAGAATTCTACTTAATTCTTTTGGCGGAATTAACTTTGTTAAGTCGATCTTTTTGCCAGATTCGTCATATATTTGATTTTCAACGGTTTTTGCCGTATAGTTTTTAATAATTTCGTTTAGACGATCCCCAATATCCCCTATTATTGATTTTTTAGGCATCGTGTTCTTCCTCCACGTTAAATGATTCAAAATTCTCATTATCTAACGTCTTTTGTAATGAAACTATATCAGTTACTTCAGGTTCCTCTTTTTCTATATGAGTTTGATCAGCCGGGACATCAATAATATCTTTACATTCATTCTGAAGTGTATCTTCATCAAATATTTTTGGGTGAATTTGTTGCTCATCTAATTTCATAAAAATTGCTCTTAAAATATCAGATGTATCACCGGCTAATTTTGATGTTGCATCTACAGATTTAGCTTTAATATCTAATTCATTTTTCTTTGTTAAAATATCCAATATCATTTTTTTTGTCTGAATTCTTTTCATTGGTAATTCAGATTTAAGTTTAAAAAGGTTCGTTACGGCTTCAATATTTGTAGATTTTAACGCTCTTCTATCAGTAAAGTTTGCAAACATATTAAGAATATTATCTAAAACCAAATCCAATTTTGCATCAATTATTTCGGTTTTAGATATATCTTTTTCTAATTCTTTAATATAAGAAGCTAGTTTATCTTCATCTGATAAAATTTTTACTATAGATGATCTCATTTACAGCATCTCCTCATTCCCTTTTTCTTCATCAATTATTTTTTCCATATCGTTAGGTGTTATTTCTTTAACTTCAGATGTCTCTTCTAGTTTGGCTTCGGGTTCTTCCATTTTTTCTTCCGGTTTAGATTTATCAATTGTTTCAAATTCCGGTAGTGGTTCAATGTTTTCCTTTGGTTTCAAAACCTCATTTAATTTATTATCAGTTAATTGTTTGAATTTACTAATTATTTGTACATTATTAATTTTATTTAAATTAATAATCGCTTGCTCAATTACCTTTTTAAAACCAGTCCTACCTAATGTTTTTTGTAGCCTTTTAATTCCAGTCGGTGAAGTTAAACCGAATAATCTCTTATAATATGGAAGCAATCCGGCGGCAAATGAATTTATCATTTTTGGATATGAATCTAAAATAACCCATAAATGTTTACATACTAAATTCTGATGATTAGGATCTCTTTTATCTGGTGGACGTATTTCACCTGGGCCATATGCCGATCTAATTTTTGTTAAGTTGTAATGTGGGCCCCAAAATTGATAAGATTTACATGGACAGAATAATTTGGCCTCACCATGTGATAATAAAAGAGATATGAATTCTGTTATAGTCTTTTCATTATGACCAATCAAAAATAGTAATAATAATGGAGCTTCTAATTTTTTAAAATCAGTCAACTTTAGTAACTGATCATATCGTTCACCTGAAATCATAGATTTAGTATAAAATTTAATTGTCCCATTAAGAATAAAAGAATAATATTGAGGAGTCCCAATTGTAATAAAAGGTTTCCAATCAGCAGAATTTAAATGTAAACCTCTAGATTTACTATATTGTTGTTTAGCATAATTAATTAAATAGTCGATTTTAGCCGATAAGACTATTTTCTTTGACATTATATAACCACCTAAGATAATGTATAGATTAAATAATAAGGCATTTGACTTAATGAGTATAAAATATGTGGACAGAAATAATTAGAAATTCCATTTTTCTTAGAATATTTTTTAATATAATCTGGACAGGTGCATCTGGTATAAAATTCAGTAAATCCAAACGCCATAAAATATGCAAAAAGACTACTATAATCATGAGATAACTCTAGCAAATTCTTTTTCAAGTTAGTGCCAGGTATCTGTATTACTTTAGATTTATCAATAATAGCTGTCATATATTGCAAAGTTGTTCCAAAATTATTGTCTCTTATGCTAGTACTATATTTAAAAACACCTGATTCTTTATCTAATGAAATATTTCCGAGTGTAAATTGTGTATTTAAAATACGATCTTTAACCCATGTAAAAACTTTATTAGCTTCATCCCTTTTACTTGGATTTAATTTAGCTAAATCTTTATCTTTGTTTTTATCTAAGAATGTAACTAAAGAATATGGAAATATTCTTTTTACTGATAAGAATTCCAATGAATAACTTAATAAAGCTTCTGGATAATCTGAATATTCAATTTCGGCTATTTTTTTATTTAAATCAATATGAGTATGTTTTGTATATTTATTTGTAATATTTTGAGATTCATAAATTGCACTAACTGATTTTAATTTCCTTATTAGCTGTAACTGAGATTTTACATCATTTTCAGCATTATTATAATGAAAAATATTACCATTATATTTTTCATCTAAACGATTCATAACTAATTTAAAAAATTGATTTTCTTTTTCATGACGAAAAATAGACATAGCTTTCACCTAGAATCTTAGATTTATACACGTGGATTTAAACTCGAGTAGTTTAGGTAGTATTTCATTTTTATGTTCCTTTATGTATTTTATCATTAGATTTTCACGTTTAACAATCTCTAACACATGTTGTTTTTTAAGAATATCCGTGTTATCATCTAGTTTAATATTATATCTATGAAGCTTGGTATTAATTTTTTCCTTTAACCAGTCTCTAAACAGTTTATAAACTTGAATATTCGAATTAATATCATTTACAATGTTTGGATCAATTGTGGCGATATCCATAATATTTGTCAATATCGGAGTATATTTAGAAATTAATTTCTCTGAAATTTTTGAATTAATTAAATCAATGAAAAATTCAGCAAATATCTTTTCAAAACAAATTTTCTTTATTTTACCTGACAAGATATTATAAGAATGTGCTAGAATATTTTGTTGTAAACAGGACGTCTTTTCTGGATTTTCTAATGAATTTATAATATCATCAATTTCATCATTGATTGATTCTAGATAGAATGATTGCTCAATATTAATTGAATTAATTTCATCTAGAATATCATTTTCAACATCAGTCATCTCATAATCACTATCCGGATCATTTGATATAACCATATTAATAAACAATTCTTCTCCTAAATTTTCATAGTTATTATTTATTATATTTAAATCATTTATTCGAACAACATTATATTTTTCTTTTAGTTGTGTTGCTTTATAATAAATAGCTGATTTATGTCCAATTCCAACAAATATACTAAACATAACCTTGGAAGTATCTATTTTAGGAAGATATTTTATAATCGCCAACCACGCATTATTAACGGCCTCTTCAAATTCAGGAGTATATGGATCTATAACTTTAGACCCAATAACTTTTCTTATACTTAAATCAACAATTGGATATATTTTTTCTAATATTTCTTGTTTCTGTAATGTACAATATTTAAATATTTTGGTATTCTTACCTAAATGGAACCATGATATTAAATCATAAATTTTATATTTATCAACTAAATCTTTTAAACGATACTCATCTTCTAGTGATATTTGAATTTTATCTGGATTTTCAGCTAATATTAAGTAGTTCTTTTTATTTATAAAGGCATATGATTCATTTTCTAATTTGGTACGATATTCTTTTACAATTGTATATATTTCATATACGACATCATTTATTTTTGATGTCAAATAATCTTTTAACGTAAATATCCGATGTCTAATATCTGATCGACGCATAATTAAATCTACAAACCAATCATCCTCATTAAAATTCCAATTGAATGAAGATTTATTAACTATATCTGACATATTATAATTTTCCCACCTTTATATTAAATTTAAAATTAATTAAGGACAGAAATTAACTTATATCAAAAGAAAAATTTAACTAATTTTTTCACTTTTAGGAGAATTGTGGATGAATGATCTTAATAGTACAAAAATAATAGAAAAACTAATATATAATCGAGAGAATCCAATTGAATGGATAAAAAATAATGTAAAGATCCAACATCCAGCCCATGGGATCATTCCATTTAATTTGTATCCATTTCAAGAAAAACTTATTAAGCTATTTCTATTAAAACATTTTATAATAACACTTAAGTCTAGACAAATTGGGATGTCGACTTTAGTCCAATCAATATGTTTATGGGCCGCCTTACATTATTCAAACTATAATATATTAATATTTTCTGCTGGACAAAGAAACGCCAGCTCATTCCTTGATAAAATAAGAAAAATGTATGAATATTTACCTGAAGATGAATGGAAACTAAAACTTGTTGTTGACAATCGCCAAACCCTTATTTTTTCTAACGGTTCTAAGATTGTTGCAGTTCCAGCTACAAGAAGCTCAAGCTTAGGTGAATCAATCAACCTATTGATTATTGACGAAGCAGCGTTTATTGAAAATGTTGAATTGGTCTATCAAGCAGGTTATCCTACTATATCCAGAGCGTTTAATTCTATGAAAGGTAAACCATACGGAATAATAATTATATCAACTCCGAATGGTATATCAGGAACCGGTAAATGGTATTATGAAATGTATGAAGGTGCTTTACGAAAGGATAATAAATATATTCCAGTTAAGATACATTGGTCTGCTGTTCCGGAATATGATGAAAAATGGTATATTGATCAATGTAGTCAGCTCAACTGGAATTATCGATCAATTGCCGCTGAATTAGAATTATCTTTCGTTTCTTCTGGTAATACATACATCCCTGGTCCAATATTAGATGCAATTGAAACAATAGACCCAATTGCAAAAGATCTAGATGATCATCTATGGATATGGGAATTAGCAGATAAAGAACAATCATATGTAATGGGTGTTGATGTCGCTTATGGTGATCGTAAAGATTCAAGTACAATCCAAGTTATAAAGGCTTCTACATTAGAACAAGTTGCTGAATATGATAGTAATCTAATAAAACCAGACGATTTTGCTGATATTGTAATTAAAATTTCAAAGATGTATAATAACGCTCTAATCAATATTGAAAGAAACGCTGTAGGAAAAGTATTAATTGATAAAATTATCGACCGTACCGGTGGAATTGGTATCAATTTATATCGTGATAATAATAAAAATGAACTAAATGGCAATTTAAACAATAAAGATTTATTTAAATCAATGATTGGAACATTAGTTACCGGCTCTTCAAGAGATATAATATTAGCTAATATGTACAATATTATTCTTGATAAATATACAGAGGCTTTGAATACAATAATCTCTGAAGATGAAGAGAAAGCGTCAGCTCGAATTAAATTTGAAGCTATTATGTCCGGACGTATGAAGGACGTCGTGAAAAAACGAGGTATAATAAGATCAGAAAGGTTACATCATCAGTTACTAGGTTTTATTGTAGATGATCATGGAAAGCCTACAGGTGTAAAGGATGACTTAGTTTTTAGTTGGGCACATGCTTTATATTGTTGGACTAAAAGTAAGGCGTTCCTTTTAAGAGATATGGCTAAAATTTTAAGCAATAGTGTTGGTTTACAAGATGCCCAAAAAGCTAGGGTAGAAATTATTGAATTTATGAAAAAACGATCAAATTCAAAAATTTGGAAAAATATTTCAATTGAAGAATTACAAGAAATATTAGATGAAGAAAATATAGAGAATTCAAAAATTAAAATAGAAGGCAATAAGGAGAAAAAAGATTCTTCTATTGCTAATATTTATAAAGCGTTTTATAGATAAGGTGGAGAGGGTAAATGAAAAAAAATAAATATTATGCTTTTATTACATTTGGTCATAACGGTGTAACGATTAAAGCAGGAGATATTTTTGATGCAGATGAAGTCAAATTTAGCAAAGAAGATATTGATTTTTTAAAAAGCCAACAAAAGATTATTGCTAGACCTGAATATATTACTTCACAACCTGAATTGGTAGATGAGTTTAAATTAGAAAGGCCAATTGTTAAACCTGTTGAGAAACCAACCGAGGTTACATCAGAAGATACGGTAGATATAGTAACAGAAGATATAGTAAAGACATCTGAAGATCAACCTAAAGATAGATATGATGAAAAAGAGGTAATTGAACCTGTATCCAATCTGAATTTGATGAAAAAGGCCGATCTTATTAAATTAGCTGAAAAACTCAATATCGAAAACCCTAGCAAACTAACAAAAAATGAATTGGTAAAGAAAATCTCTGAAATTAATTCTTAAAGGGTCAGTTCTTAGAAGGGTTTGGTTTTTATGGGAGTACTATTCAAATCTACGGATGTTAATATAGCAATAGAAGAGGATGACTTTAATGAATTAAAATCAAGGGTTTATAGTCAATTCGGTTGGCCAGTAGTCGCTGTTGAAATTTCAGATGATATTTTTAAATATATTCTTAAACGAACAATATTATATTTAAATACATATTCACCTAAGTTAGATTATATTACTAAATCAATAACACCGTACGTTACAGATTATATAATTCATGAATATGAACAAGTAAATGCAGTTTTAGACGTTTATGTTTCTGCAGAATATTTAATCGGTTTAGGTATGCCTATTCAATCATTCTTAGCTATTCCAATGTCATTAGCCGCTAGTAATAATACTAGTCATCTCGAGAATTATATCTCGATGTTTACGGCTTATGATATGGCGAAGAGGATATTTGGGACTCAACCATCGGCTGAACTAGTTCCACCCAATATTGTTAGATTAAATCCAGCGCCATATACTTCAACAACGTTTAAATTTGCAATAACAGTTGATCATGATGCAAATCTTAGTTCATTATCTGATTATGAAATCAACTGGATGATACGTTTTTGCCAAGCTGGAGTTGGAAAAGTTTTAGGCCAAATTCGTAGGAAATATGATGGTGTACAACTTCCAGTAGGTTCATTGAGTGGTTCTGGATCAGCGTTATATACTGAATCAGTTGAATTAGAAAAAGAGCTTCTTGAAGAATTGAAATCACGTCATAAATTTCCACAAACATTTATTACGGTTGGTTAATATGTATACCAATATTTTTTATGATTTCTTTGATGCAGATGATTATAAAAGTTTTATTCGACATGTTCTTAAGCAGTTTCGAACTAGTCAAGAATACTTAATATGGTTAAATAGTTTTAATCGAGATAAATGTGCTGCTACCGGTTTAACCAAAGATGGAGATGGGGTGCAAATTGAAGTTCATCATTTTCGAATAACTCTTTGGGAATGGGTAGAACACATTTTAGATAAATTTAATCAATACCAATTACCTGTCAATAGTTTTTATGTTTGTTTAATATTAAATGATATTCATTTTAATCGATGTGTTCCATGTGTTCCTTTGAATCACTGTATTCATAAAATGATACATGAAAATTATGATGATACGATAGCTAGGTATCCTTCAATATTAGAAAATGTCTGGCCTGGAGATATTAATAAAGCCGATCAAATTATTGAGTATCATTTAAATTTACTTAAAGAGAGAATTAATATTGAAAGGGAGTTATTAAATAATGAAAAGAAGAAAAATGAAAATGGTATTTACTCTTAAGAGAAAATCTATCGTTGTATCTATTTATGAAGATCAATGTTTTAAGATCTATAATCAATGGGTGAATTATATACCACAACCAAATGAAGTTTCAAAGGCCACAATTGATAAAAAAAAGAATAATTTGATTTCTGAGATGGTTGGAATATTATTATCTGAAATTGCGGCTATTCAGATAGTAG